CAGCTCTATATTATTGGTAATTAAAAAAATTTTGGATATAAAAAATTGCCCATAGGCTTGAAGTGTGTTATACTGTTAATAGTAAAGCATAGACTATGGCCGTATACAACGATTATGAGATTCGTATAAACATTAATCAGCTGATAGAGAAGAGAATCCCTTGTTGTGATCTTCTTCATCCCGACCACTGCTTAACTGAGAAGCAAGTAGCAGAGATTGCACATGACATCAGAATGGATATTGACTTACATCCGATCTATAAACAAGTGGATGTACACATTATGAGATATGTTGAGGCAGCGGGTGTTGATAACAAAGAGCATTGGGTTGAGACTAAACTACATGATCTTCCCGATGAAGAAGGCATATCATTTGATTAAGAAGTAGATGGCAATATATAAGAATAACAAGATCACTATTGATCTATCTGAGTTAGTTGAGATTCGGGCGGGTGTGGTAAATCAAGAACTCTCCGAGTATGATGTTGAACTGTTAGCAAGTTCCTTACAGCATACTCTGACATGGGATAGTTTATTTCATATGGTAGATACTGCAATACTAGATTTCAAGGGCATGAATCCTGTGGAGTATGGTAGTATTATGAATGAGAGTTGGTTGTTGGAGATTGAACGTAACAAGAAGAAGTTTAAGATGGAGACACTTAGAGGCAATGGTTGGTCTATCGAAGTACCAAGGAGGATTAAGGAATGAACTCAGCGATCACTGGCAAGACGTATCACATATACTATGAGGATAAGTGTTTGTTTAAGAACCTGAGTGAAGAAGACTTTGACTTTATATGGGATAAGATTTACCTGTCGTATCACACTGACAGTTTATCCTTTGCCACTTGTATTGGCGATGATTGTGTAATGGAGGAACAGAGTTTTTAGATGTCTCATACATTAGATCACTTAGAACAGTTTACGAGTGATTGGATTGATTGGTTACAGAACCCTGATGATATGAACAAAGGGGAGTATAATGGCCCTCGGTGTCCCTTTAGTAAGAAGGCAAAGGATGATGGACGTATGGGATTGGTCAAGGTCTTTGACTATTTCAGCGCGTATGACTTCTGGGAGGTTGTATCAAGAGAGTGCGATAAGTTTGATGGTAGTAAGGATATAGTGATAGTGGCTGCGAAGTCTGATGCAAATATTATAAATCCAGATCAAATGTCTGGCGGCGTCGATGGACTCAACACGTTTCTGAATCAACAAGGAAGAGATTTGTGGCTCCTAACTAAGATAGATGAGATGTTTACCATTGTCATGATACAAAAAATTACCGCGTTGGACGATACGTCCAAACAGTTGGAGGCGAAGGGATATTACATAGGAAGGTATACTGATGCCATGATGGAGAAGGTAGTACTAGGAAGAAAGAAGTATAGGGAAAGACTATGAAGTGTAAGTCCGTTGATTTGCCAAACTTCGGGGTAATAGAAGGAGAACTGGCAAAAGAGGATGTTGATTACCTGTGGACTTTAGTACATAAGTATGCCAAAGGTGCGACTTGGGATGGAAATCATTTACTGAAGATTGAGAGTCTAGAGGATAAGCAATTCGAGTTGCATGACGATAATAAACAATTTCAATCAAATGTGTTGATGCCCTGTACGGAGAAATACTTTGAGGCATATGGTTGTCCATTCAAACAAAAGACTACACATAATCACGAACTGACATTCAGTCGTTTCTGGTGTCGTGCATCACACGATGGAGACTATCAAAGTATACATGACCATCAAGGTATCTTTACGTTTGTAGTTTGGTTAAGTGTTCCCTTTGAAGGAAAAGAAGTGAGACAGACACAGCCTGGTTTTCGTCCTGAGGCCAGTGACTTTGTATTGGCATATCCCGATACATGTGGCCAAATACAAAAGAGAAACTGGGTATTGGGAAAAGCTGCAGAAGGTAAAATGTTGTTCTTTCCAAGTGACCTAAATCATATTGTGTACCCACACTACACAACTACTGAATATCGAATTGCATTGGCTGGAGATGTTGCTTTGAATAGTCTAGCTCCAACAGAAGTATTGAATCCAGTGGCCAAACCTAAAAACTCAAATGTATAGATAATGACATAATGGAATTACAAGAAACAATGAATATTGACCTTGATGTCAAGGAACTAGAATACATCTACGAATCTCTCTCTTTCCGATTAGAGCATGATAATCACCTCATGTATCACCCTGACATCCGTAAGGACTTAGAGGATATGATGGCAACTTGGGAAGATGAGTACCTATAACGTATACATTGGCGATTACTTAATTATGGAGAACGTTCCAGGCCAAGACGTAAAAAGTAAGATGGAACATGTAAGAGATTTTTTTAATCACTACCCTGATGATGAAAGTCGTAAAGAAGACATCAGGATAGTCAAAAATGGAGACTAAAAAAGTTGAGTTACCTAACTATGGCATTCTAGACGTTACATTAGATAAGAATCATTTAGATCTTCTACATCATCTGATAGAAAAATACGAACCTGATAATGGAAAGCAACAGTGGATGCTGATTGACGATGATAACAGATTTCAGAAAGAAGTTTTAAATATAATTATCAACGACTATATCATAGAGTTTGGTTATCCAGAAAAACTCAAGTCCACACATATTCACGATCTTACGTTTCAGAAGTTCTGGGCAAATTATACTGGTATCGGAGAATATCAAGCATTACATAATCATGATGCTATTTGGTCATTTGTAATCTGGTTGAAGATACCTTCTGTTGCAGAAGTAGAACAAAAAGTTATGAATACAATGCACCCAGAGGCAGGGGATTTTATTCTAACCTATACTGATATCGTAGGTAGAATGAGAAAAGTAAATTGGAAGTTGGAGAAACAATATAATGCAGGGCACATGTTAGTGTTTCCAAGTGACCTGTATCATGCGGTTTACCCCCACTTCTTGACAGACGAAAAAAGATTGTCGGTATCGGGTGACATCGTACTGAACAGTATGGTTCTTAACGGAATTTATGAACAACATATGCCACTAGGCCCCTGTAATAGTCAGGAGTTTCTCAAAAAAGGTTCGGGGAAAGAACATATATAATACAACACTATGGACAAAATGATTTGACCGTGGTATACTTAATAATGTAATTACAACATGTTATGGCAAAAGGATTTACAGTAAAAGCAAATGCCCCCAAAACTAAGAAAGTCGAAGATGACTTTAACTTAGAAGAGGCAAAGGCATTAGCGAAAGGTAAAGCAATAGTTTTCTGTCTGCCAGGAAGAGGAGTCTCTTATATTTTCTTAAAGAACTTCGTACAACTATGCTTTGACCTTGTTCAGAATGGATCTAGTATACAGATCTCACAGGACTACTCATCAATGGTTAACTTTGCAAGATGCAAGTGCCTTGGTGCAAACGTATTAAGAGGCCCAGACCAGATACCTTGGGATGGAAAACTAAAATATGACTGGCAGTTATGGATAGACTCAGACATCGTATTCGATACAGAAAAGTTTTATCGTTTAGTATGGATGCAGAAGGACATTGCTGGAGGTTGGTATTGTACAGAAGATGGCAAGACAACATCTGTTGCACATTGGTTAGAAGAAGACGACTTTGCTAAGAATGGTGGAGTGATGAATCACGAAACTATCGAGTCAATCTCTCGTAGACGTAAACCATTCACAGTTGACTATACTGGTTTCGGTTGGTTACTCGTGAAGAACGGTGTATTTGAACATGCAGAGATGAAGTATCCTTGGTTTGCTCCTAAGATGCAAGTCTTTGAATCAGGTGATGTACAAGATATGTGTGGAGAGGACGTTTCATTCTGTCTTGATGCAAAAGAAGCGGGTATGGAGATCTGGATTGATCCTAAGATCCGTGTAGGACATGAGAAGACAAGGATAATCTAATGGATGTCAAGTACAAGGTCGTAGAATTAGGCACATCAGGGTGGTGTGTCAACGACCCTAAACAAGATGTAGGTCTTACAAAGGAAGAAGCCGACATTAGATTGCAGTTTTACCTCGAAGAAGGTATTTCTCCTGGCAGATTAAGAGCTCAAATAGATAAATAAAAAGAAAAAGGTTAAAGATGGCAGACTCAAATCCAAAATTAGCACCCCATAATGTCGAAAGTCAGGGATTCGCTAGTGGAAGTTTAGTTGGACAGTATGATGTGAGTGCTCAGGCAAGAAAAAAGGCTGCTGCAAACACAAATGATTCACAATCTCCACTTGCTGCTGGTTAACAAGAATCTAAAAAACTTTAGAAGGCCCTTAAAAGGGTCTTTTTTTGTGTCTAAATAGAATTTGAATAGTATAATAGCCATGAGAATGGAAGACTGGGATAAATCTTACGAAGATTTTTACATAAAACCTAAAAATAGTGAGAGTTCTTACATCAATCCTCGACCAGAGGAAGAGGTAGCGGATGATATTTTGCGAGAAGTCGTAGGAGATCATCTAAATGACAAGAAAAAGAAGAAACTTCTTGAAGAATAATGGCAAAAATCGATCAACGTGACATATCAAGTCAACCTTTTAAAGACATAAGTTTGACTTTTACCAGACATCCTGTAACGGATGACATTGGAGTGTTCACGAATGAGAATGCCATTAAGAGATCTGTGACTAATTTGATAAGAACAAGGATTGGTGAACGATTTTTCGAGTCTATATTGGGTAGTGCTGTCGAAGATTCTCTCTTTGAACAAGCAGATCCTGACAATGCTCAGGTTTTGGAAGACGATATTAGGATTTTACTTGAAAACTTTGAACCTAGAATCGCCAAAGTCAATATTAAAGTTGTCTATCCCTTAGATACTAACGAATTAACAGTGCAAATTGCATATGATATTGTCGGATTATCGATTCCGAGACAAAATATAGAATTTATTCTTCAATCAACTAGGATATAATGTCATTTAACCAATTTACGAACCTAGATTTCGCTAGTCTTAGGGCTCAAATCAAAGACTATCTTCGTGTAAACAGTGAATTTGCTGATTTTGACTTTGAAGGATCGAACTTTTCGACCTTAATTGATCTTTTAGCATACAACTCTTACATAACTGCTTACAATACCAACATGGCAGTTAACGAGTGCTTCCTCGACAGTGCGACATTGCGTGAAAACGTAGTATCACTAGCAAGAAATATTGGTTATGTACCTAGATCAGCTAGATCTGCACAAGCTGTGGTGAATTTTAGTGTAGACTTAGGAACAAATGACACAAAAATAGTAACTTTGAAAGCTGGACAAGTTGCATTAG